TTTGTTCATTGCTTTATCTTGGTACATATAGAACTCATTTTGACCAACCACAATTTCTGTGCCAGTCTTAGGATCTTTTTCCTTTACAAGTTCTTTTACTTTACGAATACGAGTAGGATCAACTGGGCGTAGTTCAATAATACCACGTTTCGGTTGCTTCTCATCAATGATCTTGTGGTAGAACAAACGTCCATCGATATACCAACGACGGAAGATATCGTGTCCATACCAGTTCATATTAAGCAGAGCCATAACATTTTCAAACTCTTCACGGATCATCTTCTTAATCCGGTCAGGTTGGTCTAGGTCATCAAGAATAATATCAACAGGAGACGAGTCATCGTCAGAAACAATTGCTTCTGATACAATGTCATCAATTGCAGCATCACATTCCGGTTGGGATGCAATGTCACGATACTTTAAAATTAAGTCAGCTTCGTTCTTAACGTTCGAACCTGAGGTGTCAAGATATTGACCAAAATAGCCACCGGCATTGACAACGTGGCCTGCACCGTCTTCATCATCACGAGGTACGAAAGATACTTTCTTACGTTCCTCTTTTTCCTCAGCTTTACGCTTGATCTCAAAGCCAAATAGCTCTGCCATGTTAAAACTCCTGTGTAGATAAGGAGGGGACTTACATCCCCTCCGTCACTACTATTTATAACACCATTATGTAGTAGTGTTTGATTCCCAATATTGAACTTGCAGCTCAACAGTGAATTCTTCAATCGTGTTCTCACTGTCGTAAGAAACATCAATCGCAGAAACGTTAGTTGGGAAACACCCACGGATATCATAACGCTTAGTAACTTCACCGGCTTTATTCAATTGCTCAACAATCATATCGGCTTGATAATCAGTTGGATTTGAAAGACCTGTGTTGTTTACGTGTTGGTTGATACCATTCATCCAACGCTCAAATGCGTTACGTGCATCCATAGAAACATCGTTAATTACTGTGATGCTCCATGGCTCAAATGTACGATCCCCAGCAATCTGCAATTGACGACCACGGAATGGGATCGTAATTGGAGCAATGATAGAGGCAGGAAGCTGAGCTGCTTTAATCATGAAAGATGTAAGCTCAACGTCACCACCAGCATAGCCAGGAAAGTTAACAGTTGCTTTGAACAAGTTGGCACGCGAACCGCCACCAACAAGCTTTGATTTAAAATCATCTACGCCTAAAATAGCCATTGTCTACTCCTTATTGTCCGACGATCTCAGAGAATTCAACGCCAGTACGTGTGGCGACGAAGTTCAATGTGATAAAGTTAATAGAACGTGCGGGCTTGATGTAGATATCTGCAACGAACTGGTTAGTATCGATGACCTGACCTGTGTTATTTGTTTCATCACAAACAACCAAGAAATCAGTAATACCACGACGACCTTTTACGTCACGCAGGAAGGGTTCTACCAAGTTGCGGAACTGAGCACGAGTGAATTCGTCGTTGAACTCAAACAGCTGGAATTTAGAAGCAGTAGAAACCGCTTTTTCCAGAGTAATAAAGAGACGGCGAACGTTGATTCGGTCGAATGCAGATGGCTTAGCCAATGCAGTCTTATCACCGAAGAGGACTGTACCTTCACCTGGGAAAGAAACGATCGGGTTAACACGAGCTTTATAAAGATCGTCACGATCAGCTTTTTTCGGATTGAAAGCAACCTTAGTAACACCAAGCAACTGTCCACGGTTCAAACCAGCAGGTGAGAACCAAGCATCAGCAACGTTATCAGTGTTGGCACACAAACCAGCCACAGCACCAGAAGCAGAAACCCAACGATATACATCATTGTACTTATCGTACATATAAAGTGCAGTTGAATCGATAACAGCATAAGAAGATGAAGTCAGCTGATCTGCCCAAGTAATAACGTCTGCAGCTGCAGTTGAGTTATTTACTGTATCTGCGATACGAGGAGAAACAAATACAACACAATCTTTACGACCTTCTGCAAGGGCGATCATGTTATTTGCATGAGTTACACCATCTGCACCGGCAGGTGCTTCACCCGCAATGATCAGGTTAACATCAAGTGTTTCTGCATCACCGAACAAGTCATAAGCAGTAGTAAGCTCACCGACTGTTGGAGCGTTATCGTCTGTACCACCACTCATTGTCAGCGTTGTTGCGCCATTAGATGTGGTGAAAGATGTGTTTGCAGCAGCAGAACCCATTTCAGGGAACGTTGCGTTATCATGGTTACCAAACCAAACATACGCAGATTGGTTGTTTAGAACCTCTGCATAGAAGTTATTGGTACCATCATCGCCAAGAGCATCCGATGCCTGTGAAACGAAAGCAAATGTTTCGAGCACTGTACCAGCTTCGCCTGTCCATGAACCATCTTCGTCAACAACCACGATGTGCATTTCGTCATCTTGACCACCGCGCTTAGCCGCGAAGTTAGAAGTACCTGGCACCGAATCAAAAAGATTGCGATAAGTCCAAGCAGCGAATGCAGTTGCGTTTGCAGTACAGAAAGATAAGGCAAGTGCGTTACCAAGAGTACCTGGATATTTAGCAACAGTAAAGATTGTCGATGCAATCGAAGTCGCTTCATAGTCAGACTCGTTGGTAATTTTAATACCAGTGCCGTCGTTGGTTGCGTTTAGGTTGTCAGTTTCCGCACGAACGACGCGGAGACTGTTGCCATACTGCAAGAACTGCGCAGCAGGCATAAAGTATTTGTAGGTGTTGGCGTCTGGTTTACCATAGACTTGGACGAGCTCTTTTTCGGAGCCAATTGTTCTGATTTCTCCTACAGGACCCCACTGGAATGCTCCAGCAATGGCACCAATAGATGTAGAAACAGCAGGAACAACATTCGTCAAGTCGATTTCTTTAACCTGTACACCAGGTGAGACTTGAAATGCCATAAGGTTTTCCCTCTTCAGTTAATTTTATAAGAATGCATAATACGATAGTTTGTCAATACTATTATTTATAAATAACGGTATCTCATCAGAACATGTCAGTAGGAGTCTCCTCCCAGATAGTGCCTGATGCATCTACTTCGATATTATCTTTGTATCCGTCATCAATGATTCCAAAAGGAACCATGTCATCCTCGATTGCCTTCATTCTATCTGCATACAACATCTGTTTAAAATCAATATCTGTTAGATTAGAAAACATTTCAGTAGCGGCAAACCAACCGAACATAACTAAGTTCATCATCAAATCGTCGTGGTTATTATCAGAGGCTTCGTATGAATTACCCTTTGCAACAAAGGTAGACATTTCAATGATAGTTTCGCCATCGACGATATCTAGTTTGTGCTGCTCAATAAGATCTTTAATGTTCGAGCAACCAATTCTTTTTACTTTACGAGTCATAGTAGCACCAAGGGCGTTAGCCTTTAGCATGGACTCTACGAACATATTCTCGTATTCCCAATCATAATATAATCCATTGCATACAACTGAACCTTGGTCATTTGATTCAATGATCACATAGGCTTCGTTATATGTCTTTGCATATTTGTGGATAATATCTGGAAAGAGTAGCGGTGATACCATGTTATCTTGATACACACAGACCTGTTTAAACGGCCTCTGTGTAATATCTATAACGCTAAATGTTGAGTAGTCTTGGCCTCTACCTTTTGCAACATCGACAGTCATAATATACTCGTGACCTTCCTGAGGTCTTTCGTATGTTCTTACTGATTCCTGTCTAACGAGAGGGTCGGCTGCTTTAAGTCCAAGTAGAAATTCTCCGGCAATGAGTGTATTTGATGTTCCCAAGAAATTGTTTCCAAACTCTTGGTCAAATTGTAACTCTGAGGTGTTGGATACAGTTTGCCGCTTCCACTCTGCGTCTCGTCCTGGTACGTCCCACCAGTCAACCCGAAAGGGTTTATACTCGTTAGTTCCTTGGACGGCTCCTTCCCAAAGCTTATGGTAAATGTTTCCGAGTCCATTTGCAGTTGAGGTGATGATAACTCTTGACGTTGTACCTGATGACACAACTGGGTACGTTGAGGTATAGAATTCTCCAGCATTTTCAACGAATGCAAATTCGTCCAAGAAGAGGAGGTTGACAGACATACCTCGAATTGAGGAGCCTGATGTAGCTGCAGCGACAATACGACTGTTATTAGAAAATTCAATTGAACCTTTATTAAGTGCCTTACAACCTGGCTGCAAAAAGAACGGAAGGTTCTCAAGCATCAGTGTAACACGACTCAACATCTCTCTTGCTGTGGCACCCTTGTTAGCCAAGACTGCGATCGTTTGTTCTGGTTTAAATATCGCATACCATAGTAAGTAACCAACCGATGAAATAGATTTACCGGACTGACGACATGCCAATACAATCGAGAATCGGTTCTCGTTAAAATGGTTGAACATCTTTTCCTGATAAGGATACAAGTCAAAATTGACCAACCCTTTATCAAGGTGTACAACTTTAAGATAATTCCTGGCAAAGTAAGCTGGATCGTTCATACACTTTATATACTCTTGCAACTCGTGCTGAGTAAAGTTGTGTTCGACCCCGTCTCGTTTTACGTTTGGATTACCTAGATATGAATCATTCGTCTGGATTGACATCAATTATTTCCGATTTCTTATCAATTAACATTCTCTGCAAATCAGTTGTTGAGCCTACAAATACATTATTCTGAGTAAGACCTTGTGGTTGTTCTTTCTTAGATTCTCCACTTAGGTCTTTCTTTTTCTTTTGTAGATCCATAAGCTTGTCAGTTACGTCAGCCATGTTTTTAAGCATACCTGATAAAACTTCGTAAGCACGTGGATGCTCTGATTCGGCAGCAAGTTGCATCATTCCCTCAAGAGCTTCTTCACCTTTATCTAGAATCCCCTTATATTTTACTCGGGAGTAGTCATAGTCATCAATGATATCTTTATTTTGCTCAGGAACCACAACTGGTGTTTCTGTCTTTTCAGTCGGTAAGTTCTTGGATAACGAATTCATTAATTTATTTTTATCAACCATGGGTATTCACCATTATGTAATTTGGTTATCGTCGGTGCTATCTACACCTTCGAATACTGAGTACACCGCCGAGTCACTTGTCGGAGCGGCGATTGTAATTGTTGGGTTAGCGGTATATCCACCACCACCATTAACCACTGAAAGGGCATCGAGACGACCTTCCTCGGTAAGCGTAGCTGTGACCTGCGCGGTAAACTCTGATGGTGTGCCTGTCGGGGCTTCTACAACAGCAGATACTACCGTTACAATATCTGTTTTATCTGGTAGAGGTACAGCATATACCCTACCCGCTCTTACTAGTCCAGTTGCCTCAAGTTCAAAGTTACCGCTCGAGTCAACTCCAGTAACCGTAATGGTAGGCTCTGCCGTGTAAAAGTTACCAGGATTATTGATATTAAACCTTGTAATAGATCCGTCTGTAACAACAGCACTCACTTCGGCACGTGTTGCCACAGAAGTCGGAGCAGAAACTGTTACGGCCGGTGGAGCTGAATATCCACGACCACGGTCAACGAATTCAAAGTATGTAACCACACCATCAAGAGTAAATGCATTTGCAGACGCTTGCACAGAAAGCAGAGATGACTGTACGGTGATTTCTTCGATAAACCCAAATGTATCAATATTGTTAATATCCGTAGATACCGTAGTTACGATACCTTGTTCGGCAGCAGGCCCAAAGAACTTAACCTTCATTGAAAAATCTAATGTATAAATCAGCGAGCGGCGTGATGTAAATTCACCTTCGTAATCATCTGATATGCTAATACTGTTCAGAGTAATAGGAACGTCAAATGACTTTTCAAGCTCATCAATAAACTTAACTGAGAGTGTATATGTTGGTTGGAAATAAGGTACAATCTGCTCAAAGATTTGCAACGCATCATCTTGGTTCTTTGCAATAATATTTAACTGCATATCAACCATATATGGAGTCACCTGTCCAACAGTAGAGCGAGTAGTTGCTGATGACGTAGTTGTAATTGTATTAAGAGAGCTTGTCTTTGTTGTAGTATCATATGACATATTAGTGATTTCAAAAGACATGCGAGGAAGTTTAATCGCAATCTTTGGATCACTTAAATCGGCT